CAGTAAATGCTAAAGCAGCCAACGTAATTGGATTAGGTTATAAGTTTGAAGAAACATGGGCTACAACTAAAAAAGTTGAAGAAGCAATGGATAATGCAAAAAGACTTGACAAATTGCGTTCAAAAATTGAAGATGCAAAAGTGCAACTTCGTGAATATTTTGAGTCATTAAACTCAGACGACTCCTTCCTGGAAAGCATGAAAAAGGTTTATATTGATTTAGAATCAACTGGCAATGCTTATCTTGAAGTAGGAAGAACAACAACAGGAAAAATTGGTTATATTGGTCATATTCCTACAACTACAATGAGAATCCGTCGCCACCGTGATGGTTTTGTACAGGTTGTATATAACCGTTATACATTTTTTAGAAATTTTGGGGACACAGAAACTCCAGATCAGATCGGTACAGATCCACAGCCAAATGAAGTTATTCATTTTAAAGTATTTACACCATCAAATACGTATTATGGTGTTCCAGATATTTTATCAGCAAAAAATGCTGTAGCAGGTGATGAATTTGCTCAAAGATTTAACTTGGATTACTTTGAAAACAAAGCAGTTCCTCGTTATATTATTACCGTAAAAGGTGCAAAATTAAATGCAGATTCAGAACGTAAATTACTTGAATTTTTCCAAACAGGTTTGAAGGGTAGAAATCATAGAACTCTTTATATCCCACTTCCTTCAGATGGAGAAAATTCTCGTGTTGAATTTAATATGGAAGCCGTTGAAGCGGGAATGCAAGACTCTTCATTCAAGAACTATGCAGTAGAAAATAGAGATCGTATTCTTATTGCACACAGAGTTCCTATTTCAAAGATTGGTATGCCAGCAGGAGTATCATTAGCAAATGCCAAAGATGCAGATAAAACATTCAAAGAGCAGGTATGTCGTCCAAGACAAGAAGAGCTTGAGCATAAAATCAACCTAATTGTAAAAGAATTTACAGATGCATTTGTGCTTAGATTCAATGAACTTTCACTTACAGATGAAGAAACTCAATCAAGAATTGATGACAGAATGCTTAAAGATCAGGTAATTACCCCTAATGAAGTCCGTGCTCGCAAGGGCATGGCTCCATTATCAGGCGGAGATGAAGTACTTGAAATTAATCCAAAAGCAGCACAGGATGCAGCTTCTGATGCTAATGGTGGAAAAGAAAGAAGTCAAAATAGAACTCTTAACGCTCCAGATAAAATGGGAACGTCAAGAAATCCAAAAGGTGAGGGAAGGACGCAAGAATAATATCATATAAAATTATGCATTATGTATAATGTTTGATATTATTTATTTACATATGGATATTAAAAAAACGTATTGGCAAAATAGCGAATCAACAATGACTCTTTCATTCCCTATTGCAAAAGTCAATAGAGAAAAAAGAACAGTCTCAGGATTTGCATCCCTAGATAATCTTGATCGCCATGGAGATGTTGTTACTGCAGAAGCAAGTAAAAAAGCATTTGAAAGATTCCGTGGGAATATTCGTGAGATGCATGGTCCAAGTGCAGTAGGTAAAATGCTAAGCTTTAAAGAAGATTCTTTCTTTGATAAAGAAAGTGGCAAAAAGTATAATGGTGTTTTTGTAGAGGCTTACATCTCTAAGGGCGCACAGGATGCTTGGGAGAAATGCCTAGATGGTACATATACAGGATTTTCTATTGGTGGCAATATTGTAGATGCTAAAATGGAAAAATCAAATGACGGTGGGGAATCCCACAGAGTTATTCATAATTATGATTTGCATGAGTTGAGTCTAGTAGATTCCCCAGCAAATCCCTTAGCAAATATTTTTTCAATTCAAAAGATGGCAGAAGGAATTGTAACAGAAAATGTATTTTGGTGTAAGTCTGATGAAGTTGCATCAACATCTACAGAAACACAAAAAGATTGTGTAGTTTGTGGAGATCCAATGTCATCTATTGGTTGGGTAGAACAAGCCGACATTGAAAAGTTTGAAGCAATTGAAAAAGTTATTGATTCTTATTTTAAAAAAGATGATGCTCCTACATCAACACATGAAGCAGAAGAAACTGCTGCTCCTGGAAATGTAATTGATAGCGCAAGTGCAATTAATCTTTATCCAGATCAAAATAAAGCAAAAAAGGTTTCGCCTGTAGATTTAACTACAGCGATTAAGAAAAATGAAGGGGGTAATGAAATGACAGAAGAAAATACAGAAGTAACTACAGAAGTTACTGAAGTTGAAGCCCCAGCTGTAGAGGCTGCACCCGCAGAAGAAACAGTTGTTGCTGTTGATGAAACAGCAGTAGACGCAGGAGAGGCAATCGAGAAAGCTGTTGCTATTTCAGAGGTTGAGGACACACTTGATTTCACAAAGATGGTAACTGACCTTAAGTCCTTCTTCAATGATTCCATTGAAAAGAATTTTGCATCTCAGGCTGCTACAGTTCAAGATGTTTATCGCATGATAGAGGAAACCAGAAATGAATTTGGTAAAGCGGTAGATGAACTAAAGGCAAAGCACGATGAAATAAATAAGACGATTACGGATATGTATGGCAAGATTGAATATGTTGACCATCAGCTTAAAGGCTTTGAATCCGCAAGCGCAGTAAAGAAGTCCAGTGATCTTAACGGGTCAATGGAGGAAACAAAAATCCAAAAAAGTATATGGCAAGGACACTTCCTCGGTGTTAATAGCTTAACTAAATAAATCTATAAAAAAATAAGGTGGTGAAATAAATAAATGAGTAATGAACTTCTACAAAAAGTAATTGATACAACAAATCTTGGAACATCAGGCTCAGATCTATCAGGTGATGGACGTACCCTTTCAGGTACAGGTCTCCTATACCCAGATCAGGCTAATCGTTTCTTGGATTACATGTGGGATGCTACAATCTTAGCAAAAGCAGCTCGTACAATTCGTATGCGTTCAAACGTTACAGAAATTGATCGTGTTTCAGTAGGTCAGAGAATTATGACTGTAGCTTCTGAGGATAATCCTCGTAACTATGTTAATGAAGCAGGTTCTGATTTTACAAATGCTGCAGCAACGTTTTCAAAGATTTCTTTGACAACACGCAAGTTGCGTTTAGACTGGGAACTATCATCTGAGTCTCTTGAGGATAACCTTGAGGGTCCAGATTTGGAAGACCACATTGCACGTTTGATGGCTACCCAAGCTGGTAATGACATTGAGGATGTTTTGATCAATGGTACAGGAACTAGCACAGGTCTGCTTTCAGCGTTCAAGGGATTCCGTCAACTCGCACTTGACAACGCACACGTTGTTGATGCAAATGGACAGGGACTTGACAAGGCTGTATTTAACCTTGCAATTAAAACCCTACCACGTAAGTATAAGCAACGTCGTAATCAACTTCGCTTCTTCACAGGATCGAACTTGGTTCAGGACTACTTGTACAATCTAACATCTTCGACTACAGCTACTCCATTTGATATCGGTTCAACCGTTATCCGTGGTGATGTTGCTGCTAACGACGGTGGTCCAGGTACTGTAACTCCATTCGCATTTGGTATTCCAGTAATCAACGTTCCTTTGATGGATGAAACTCGTACAGGTGACTATTCAAGCCCAAGTGGTTTGCATGGCGAAGTACATCTTACATTCCCTCAAAACTTCATTATTGGTATCAAGCGTGACGTAACTGTTTATCGTCTGTTCCAGCCAAAGAAGGATACAATTGAGTATACTCTCTTTATCCGTGTTGGTTGTGCAGTCGAAAATTACGATGCACATGTTATCGTAAAGAACGTAAAGGTTTCAGGCTCAACTGGTGGATCATTCGGTTCCGTAACACACGGTTCTGCAGTCCTCGGTGGTTCTGGTACATACACATACTAATATTAATTAGTTGCAAGATTGAGGGGATTACTCAGGTAGTCCCCTTAATCATTTTCTGATATAATTACATTACATTAACGAGAGGAAAATAATGTCATTTTTAAATTTAAAAATTAGTGATCTAAGAAAAACTGCAGAGTCATTTGGAGTAGATACTGAAGGAGCAAAATCAAAACAAGAAATTGCTGCACTTCTAGAAGAAGAAGGTATTACTTATCAAATGTTTGAAAAGTTTAATGGTGCAGAAAAAGAAGAAATTGAAATTCCAGAATTTGAAAAACAGAAAAGAGAAAAAAAGATTATGAAAACACAGAACACAGTTTTAGTCAAAATGGATAGAGATAACTATTCATATCAGACAATGGGATATACATTCAGTCAACAGCATCCTTTTGTTGCAATGAATGAATCAGAAGCACAAAGAATTTTTGATACACAAAATGGGTTTCGTCTTGCCACTCCACGAGAGGCACAAGAATACTACAACTAATTGGGGGCGTTTTGATTGCAAAATATAACAAGGAATTCTCAGGAAAAGATATACCTAAACATATATAGTGACGGTGTATTAACTCAAGCTACAGGTACACCAAAGGTAAGCATCTATGATGCTGATAATAATGGATCAGCACTTGCTGGATATTCCAATATTAATGTCACAAATGAAGCAGAAAATGGAATCTATTCTGTTTTTTTAAATCAAAACATTACCAGTACAAATAAAGTCTTAGAAGTAATTTGGACATATGTTCTCAATGGAATTACATGTACTCAATATGACTATTATAAAATAGAAACAACTTATGCAGATCCTAATGAAATAATTGATTTCTTGGGATTTGGCTCTGAGCCATCTGAAATCAATTATCATGACATAGAAGAAATTGTATCTGCTGAAAAACTTGCCAGAACAATTATTGATGGTTACACCATGCAAACATTTGGAAAATATTATGGTACTCAAGAACAAGTTGGCACAGGTAGCGATGCTATAGAGTTGGTAGAAAAAATGTTAACAATTGATAAAGTTTATGAGAATAATCAATTAGTTATTGATAACACTGTAAGTCCTGCTTATAATATCTTTGGATTTCCTATTGAAATTAGTCCTACAGGTAAAGCAATAAGAATTGTAAATACAGGCTGGGATGTTAGATATGATAATCAAGTAGATCCTACAATTCTTTATTATGGAAGATTTAGAGATGCATCTAGATATAAATTTACAGGATCAATAGGATACAAATATGTTCCAGAAGATATTAAAATAGCAGCGATGTTACTTGTAAATGATATCATATCTAATGATTTTAATTGGAGAAATAAATACTTAAAGAAGGTTGATCTTAGCGAAATTTCATTTGAAATGGCTTCTGGTGCATTTAATGGTACTGGAAATATAGCTGTTGATAATATTTTGGATGTATATCGTAACCTCAACATTGTGATAATATAATGAGAGCAAATTCATATATTAGTTCTATTATGAATATAACTGCTGACATTATGATTCAGCAAAATACTCAGAATGAAAATACTGGCGTTATAGCAAGAGAATGGCTTTATCAAAAAACTATTCAATGCAAAATTGAACCAATTAAATCAAGAGGTGCAAGTATAAATGGAGATAATAAAGTTTTTACTCCAGGTAACAATAGCACTGCTGGGTATGATGAAGGACTTATGATTAAAATGAAAACCTTACAGTTATTAAGTAAGCGATGGAGAATTAATAATATAAGGTCTAGCAATGGCAAGCAAGTATTTGTTGAAATAGATAAATATGGTGATCCAGATACAATATTTGAAGTAATGTCTTCTCATGCTGTAATGGATCCGTTTGGTAAAGTTTCTTATTATGAAGCAACATTAAAGAGGGTGCCAACACAAAATAATGATAAAAATATCAATTGAACAAAAAGGA